GGCAATGTACCAATCTACAAAATCTTCACAGTCTTGGTTATGTGTGGCGCTGTTACTTTTAAGTCCAAAGTGTATGTCTGTGAATAGTGCCACACGTTTAAAAAGATTTGTCATTCTTCCTCGCGTTCAAATCTACGTAATCCAGCTGAATATTCAGCGTTACTAGTTCTAGTATAGCTGGGGGCCATGTCGTTCATTTCTAAAATATCGTCTCGAATATTTTGATTCTTCTTCTCAATATTAATAATGCGTACAAAACTGTTGGTCACTGCGGCAGTAAAGTATGCAAAGGGATTATTGCTTTTTGACTCGTTAAATTGCAAGCCTATTTGGGTTAATTGCAGTATAGCCTGTGCTCGCATTTCATCGTTATAGGTATATCCTCGAACATTGCCACGGGTAGCATAACGTTCACAAAGTTTGATATACATACGAGCAAGGTTGTTTGTGATCTGTCCATGATCCTTGCTGAACTTGCCCTTGTCTAATGGTCCCTTCCAATGACTTTTCCCCACACAGATCAATTCATCATTTTCGTCAAATTTCCAATGTTGAAAAGGAGGAAAATTTACTTTATCTCTTCCGTCAGCTTCAGTTTTTTGACTTTTCTTACGTGTCTTGTTCATAGGGATATGATCATAAGTCATGATCCTAAATATTAGATCAACCTTTGCCATTTTTTTATAGTCTATTTCGCAGTCAGCCATTTTGATTTTTTCGCCTGCTGCTTTTTTCTTTGCATAATTTTCGTCACCAATTCGTTTAGCACGATTTCGTTTGGCTTCGGCCACAGTTCTAATATTGATTTTTTCAATACTGGGCAATATGATATCATATTCATGATATTCTGGTTTGATGAAGATAGAGTAGGAATTTTTACTTTTATGAATTTCCTCTAGGAGATCTCGATTATTAAGATAGTTTATAGTCATTGTGAGTCCAAAGTTGATAACATTATAATATACACACTTTTAAAAGTCAAATAAATATTTGCCAAGGAGTGTGAATATGCCTACTTTTTTTAACAGTATAAAATCAGCGGTGAGTGAGTCATCAAGTACTTTGGGAGCAATAGCAAGCGGACTTAATACTGTTAGTAAATTGAGTTCTATTGCTAATAATTTATCAGATCCGGGCAGAGTACTGAGCGCCATTCGATCTTTCAATTTACCTGACGGTGGGGAATCTACGAATACCAGTAATATTGTTTCGGCCAATTGGCAAGGTGATATCGAAAATGATTGGAGAGCAACATTAAAAATACTTGATGCTTCATTTTTTGACAATTCTAAAATTCTTGAACCAATTAAAAATGCAGGTGGCTTGATATTTCCCTACACTCCCACCATTAGTATAGGTAGTTCAGTTAGTTATTCTGATCAAAATATGACGCATTCAAATTATCAGTTTACTGCTTATCAGTCCAGTCGAACAAATGAAATTCAAGTAATAGGGGATTTCCCTGTGGAGGATTCGGATCAAGGAGCATATTGGCTGGCTGTTTTGCATTTTTTAAGAAGTGTAACTAAAATGTATACAGGAAATGTTGGGGACTCAAATCCAGGTAATCCACCGCCTGTGTTAAATTTTAGTGCATATGGAGATTTTGTTTTTAAAAATATCCCAGTTGTGGTCACAAATTTTAGTGTAAGTTTGCCCAAGGAAGTTGACTATATTGCAGTAAATCCTTTAGTAACAAGTGGTATAACTGGGTCTAGTACCAGTACCAGTTATGGGAACCAGGCAAATGGGTTAGCTAGAACAGCTAATTTAATATCGGGCGGGCTCAGTGCTATTGGTCAAACCAATGCTGCTAATCTAGTAAGAGTGGGGGCAGGCATACTTGGTGCTTTTGATTCTTTTAATAGAACCACTGTTACTAATGTCACAGGGACTTCAAGTTCAGCTAATGCCGTGGGTAGCTCCCATGTTCCCACAAATAGTAGCATATCGGTAACTCTTAAGCCAATATATAGTAGAGAAAAAATTAGAAATTTCAGCCTTAATACTTTTATTAGTGGCGGATATGTTGGTCAAGGATATCTATAATGGCTCAATATAAATCTACAAGTCCGTGGTATAATACATCGGTCAATAAAAATTATCTTAATATATTGAATATTAGACCAGTCAGTGCTGAAGCTGATGATTTTCTTTACACTATTGAAAGTCAATATAGTTATAGACCTGATTTATTAAGTTATGACCTATATGGAACACCTGATCTTTGGTGGGTTTTTATACAGAGAAATTTAGATGTATTACAGGATCCCATATTTGATTTTATACCAGGAGTTCAAATTTATATACCAAAAAAATCCGGTCTCATAAAAGTCTTAGGAGTTTAACATGGCAATTGAATTACCTAGTTCAGCTACCAATGCAGTATCATCAACTAATAGACTATTAAGTGGTTCAGGAGTAGTTAGTGGATTACAAAATAAAGCCGGTGAATTATTAAAGAATGTATCAAATTTATTATCCGGTGCCGGTAATGGTTTAAGAGATCTAACATCCGGGACCCCTGGCCAATTTCAGGAATTCATTGACTATTCAACTCAAGCTCAAGAACAAAACATAGTTGAAAGTATTGAAAGGGGTACTAGTATTGTACAAATAGATGCTGTACCGCCTTTTTCAAATATATTACATCGATATGCTAGCTACAATTATATTTGGACCATGTGGGTTTTGCGTCCTTATGATTTGAATTTTCCAGATGTAACTTATAGAAAGGGTGTGACCGGTGATATCATATTGAAAAGTGGCAGCGGGGATTTCGATAATAGAATACCCCTAACTAATTATGTGAGCAAAACATCAAATCCTTCTGGTAAATTTGAATTTTACATAGATAATGTTCGAATTGGCGGCCTAATAGGCCTAGATAAAAATACAGGAAATACCAACGCTAATAGTATCAGTTTTAGAATTATAGAACCTTATAGCATGGGGCTATTTTTTCAAACATTGCAGGCAGCAGTGGCTAAAACTGGATATAAAGCTTGGAATAATATTCCTATAATGCTTAGATTAGAATTTACAGGACATTTAGATCAATATAACTTAAACGTCAAAGTGCCTCAAGCTACCAAATATTTTCCTTTGAAAATTATGAATATAAGTATGAAGGTTAGTGGTAACGGATCTAGTTATGATTGCACTGCCATACCATGGAATGAACGTGCTTATAGTACAGCTATAAGTTCGGCCCCAAACCCTGTCGCTATAGAAGGTAAAACAGTTCAAGAAATGTTACAGAGTGGCCCAAAAAGTTTGCAATATGCTATTAATTTTGCACAAAAAAAGAAAGCCGAGAATGCCAACATACCAGTTTCAGACCAAGTATTGATATTATTTCCATTAGACCCTAAAACTGCTGCCGACGATGCAGGCAATCAAGATACTGGTTCTCCTCCAGGAGCTAAAGTGGATCCTAGTAGTTTAAATACAGTTAATCAAAATCTTTATAGAAGATTAGGTATAAAGGGCGAGTTGAATCCTATACAAGAAAAAAATGTCAATACAATAGGCACATCCACTATGGGGTTTGGGGATTTACAAAGAGCTAAACAATCTTTTGGTGATGAATCCGAGGTTTATGATGAAAAAGCCGGAGTATTCAAAAGGGGCAGTATTAAAATACAATCTGATCAAGGTGTGGCCGAATTCGCTCAAGGAAGTAATATTCCTAATATGATAAATCAAGTAATCCTAGTCAGTGAATATGGAAGACAAGCTTTGGAAAATACCGATGAGTATGGATTCGTGCCTTGGTGGAGAGTAGAGAGTCAATTATATCTTCTAGATTCCGACTCCAATCTAGCAGTGACTGGAAACTATGCTACATTGGCAGTGTATAGAGTAGTGCCAACAGCTATACATTGTAGTAGATTTTTACCAATAGAGGATAGGCCCAAGGGTGTTGAAGAATTAAAAAAAGTAGCTCTTAAAGAGTATAATTATATCTATACTTCAAAAAATCTAGATATCATAGATTTTAATATTGAATTTAATAATGGATTTTATAAACAATTGACTGTGGATATGGGGAAAAGAAATCAAGGAGTGATTACCAAATCACAATCAGGTAGTGATGCCACCAGCGACACTAACAGCGATGGTGGAACACAACCCTCGGCAAGCACGCAAGCAACTCCGCCTACAGATGCAACTGTTTTTAACAATGACAGTATTACCGTTGGCAGTAATAAAAGTCCTGTGGGCGATGATAATCCAGGCACATTGGCAGCTAAAGCATTTAATGATGCCATTAATTCCATGGTAGATATGGTACAATTAGATTTAAAAATCTTGGGGGATCCTTACTACTTAGGGGATAGTAATATGGGAAATTATTCAGCCCAAAAAACTAGTTTGAGAGGCATTAATGCAGATGGGGCCATTGACGGTCAAAGTACAGAAGTTTATATCAGTGTAAATTTTAGAAATCCCATAGATATTGATTATACTACAGGATTATACGAGTTTGGTCAAGGCAAAGTAGTTCCGCAATTTAGTGGGCTGTATAGAGTGGGCGAAGTTCAAAACGAATTTAATGGCGGGACATTCATACAAAGTCTTAAATTAATGAAAATGCCCAATCAAAATACTGATAAAGCCGATGCTCCTAGAAATGGAAAAACTTTGGTGGATACTGTTAAAAATACCCCTGTTCCTTCACCAGAAGACGCTAATTCAGAGGCGCCGGAATCAGATGGGGAAACAACAGGTTATGAAAATGTCGAGGGAGGTCCATAATAATGGCAGAGGAAAATAGAGCCCCTATAAGCAAACAACCAGAAATCAACACAGCAGTCCTATTGGCCAAAGTGGTCAGTCATTTAGACCCGACATATATGGGCGGATTAGAAGTGGAATTATTAGGGGAAGTAGGAAGCGACCCTAGAGCTGCCAGTCAATTGAGAAAAGTACAATATTTGAGTCCCTTTATGGGGTCTACTGCCTTAGAGTTTTCGAGCAAAGAAGACGACTATGGCAATGCTCAAAAAAGTTATGGAATGTGGATGGTACCTCCAGATGTGGGCACCACAGTTATGGTTGTTTTTGTTCAAGGGGATCCTAAAAGAGGGTTTTGGATTGGGTGTGTACAAGACAATTTTATAAATTTTATGACACCAGGGTATGCTGCTACAACTTTTACCAATGACGAAAATGTAGAAGGGGACAAAAAGGGAAGATTAGGAAGAATTCCAGTAGCAGAATATAATAAGATAGCCCAAGACCAAATAGGTGATGACACAACATTAATTAAAAAATCTCGTCATCCTTTTACTGACATATTAGAAAAGCAAGGTCTATTATTGGATGATATTAGAGGCATTACTAGCAGTAGTGCTAGAAGGGAATGGCCCAGTGCAGTTTTTGGTATCAGTACTCCTGGACCTATAGATAAACAGTCTGGTGCACCAAAAGGAAAATTAGGTAAAAAAGAAACTGAAACTACTGCATTTGTCAGTAGATTAGGGGGATCGAGTTTTGTCATGGATGACGGGGATGATAAATTTCTTAGAAAAACAAAAGCCAGTGATGGCCCCCCTGAATATGCCAGTATAGAAGAGGGCGAGGACGGCGAAGTCGCTATTCCACATAACGAATTGATAAGATTAAGGACTAGAACTGGCCATCAAATATTATTACATAACAGTGAAGATTTAATTTATATTGGCAATGCAAGAGGCACCAGTTGGATAGAATTATCCAGTGACGGAAAAATTGACATCTATGCTGAAGACAGTATTAGTGTTCATACCAAACAGGATTTTAATTTTTACGCCGACAGGGATATGAACATTGAAGTGGGGCGCAATTTTAATCTTAAAGTGGCAGAACGTCATCAAACAGAAATTGGCAAAGATAAGATATTAATGGTTACTGAAAATACTTTTACTAAAATAGACGGAAATTATGATGCCACAGTGGCTGGGAACAACACTATTAAAGTTGAAGGAGATTGGAATTTAAATATAGACGGTGTTTGTCAAACATCCAGTGAAGGCGAGATGACAATGAAAACAGCCGGTGATTGTAAAATAACGCCAGGGGGAAGTCATCATGTTAACGCTGGCGGTAGTAACAATTTAACAGCGGGGGGATCAACTAATATTCTCAGCGGCGGCAGTCATATAGAATCGGCCAGCGCTATTCATATGAATGGTCCAGGAGCAGGATCAGCAGCCAAGGCTTCAGATGCAGAAGTTGCAAAAATTCCAGAACCTTTAAAAACATTTGCAAATCCAGATGAAAAAGAAGCCCCCACAAAAAGTATTATGCTGCGTATACCAAGTCATGAACCTTGGCCTCATCACGAAAATCTAGACCCAGCCAGTTTCAAACCTGATAAAACAGATAGAGAATCAGGAAGTGATATCCCTGTTCCTGAATCTTGGAAATCATATTCCACAGCAATTGATACATTTGCTAAGAGCAAAAAGGATTAAATATTTCATGGCTATTCAAAAATTATATGACAAACTCGTCATTAAAGGCAATAATCCTAAAGCACAGCCTCCATTACCGAGAACATATAGAGGCTTTAGTACTATAAGTACTGATAGTGAATCCTATAGTTTATATGATTTAGATTTGATCAAACAGGATATACTTAATCATTTTCATGTTAGACAAGGTGAAAGATTAATGAACCCAGGATTCGGTACCATAATTTGGGATGTGATTTTTGAGCCTCTAACTGAAAATTTGAAAAATTTAATAATAAAAAATGTCGAAAGTATTGTTAATTATGATCCTAGAGTCAAAGTCAATAATATATCAGTTACTGCTTATGAAAGTGGAATTCAAATCGAATGCGATTTAATTTATCTTCCTTATAATATTTCGGACTCCATGCGTTTTAAATTTGATCAAAATAATGGATTAATAGGATAAACTAGCATATTATTCTGTACTATAAATACCAAAACAAGGATTAAAAATGTCATCTACCGACAGACAGAATAGATTACTCGTAGCCGAAGATTGGAAAAGAATCTATCAAAGCTATAGAAATGCTGATTTTCAAAGTTATGATTTTGAAAATTTGCGTAGGATAATGGTAGATTATCTTAGACAAAATTATCCAGAAGATTTCAATGATTATATCGAAAGCAGTGAGTATCTAGCATTAATAGATATGATTGCTTTTTTGGGGCAAAGTATTGCATTTAGGGTAGACTTGAATGCTCGTGAAAATTTTTTAGAATTAGCAGAACGTAGAGAAAGTGTTTTAAGACTGTCTAGAATGTTGGGCTATAATGCTAAACGTAATCAAGCAGCCAATGGTCTATTAAAATTCACCAGTATTTCTACTACACAACCAGTAATAGATAGTAATGGTAGAAATTTATCAGGTCAAGAGATAATTTGGAACGATACTGCTAATACCAACTGGTATGATCAGTTTATCAAAGTTATTAATTCTGCTATGCCTGTAAATAAACAGTTTGGCAATCCAGAAAGTAAAGCAGTAGTATATAATATACCTACCGAACAGTATAGAGTTCAGTCATCCAGTAAAAAAGTCGCTGTATACGGGTTTACTAAAGTGGTAGATGGAAGAAATATGAACTTTGAAATAGTTAGCACTATCATCAAAGATGGTATGGATATTGTAGAGGATCCTCCGCAGGCGGGCAAAAACTTGGCATTTGTCTATAGAGATGACGGTCGTGGAGCAGCCAGTCAGACCAATGGATTTTTTTTACATTTTAGACAAGGCAGCCTAAGTACTGGTTCTTTTTCAATTGACAAGCCCAGCACCAATGAAATAGTCGATATTGATGCACCTAATATCAATGACACTGATGTGTGGTTATATAAATTAGATGTCAACGGAATAGAACAAGAATATTGGGCCAAAGTTTCTAGTTTTGAGGGCAATAATATAATTTATAATAGTTTAAAAAAGAATATTAGAAATATCTATGGTGTTGTTACTAGAGCAGATGATAGGATTAGTTTAACTTTTAGTGATGGCACATTTGGCACATTGCCATCAGGAACTTTTAGAGTATATTATCGTGTGAGTAATGGTCTTAGCTATTCTATAAATCCTAAAAGTATAAAAAATGTTTCAATTTCTGTTCCTTATATTTCTGGCAAAGGTCAAGTAGAAACTTTAACTATTACTTTGGGCTTGCAATCTTCGATCACCAATAGTTCTTTAAGTGAAAGTAATACCGAAATTAAGTCTAAAGCACCTGCTACATATTATACACAAAATCGTATGATCACAGCAGAAGACTATAATATCAGTCCTTTAAGCGTTAATCAGGACGTGGCTAAAATAAAAACAGTCAATAGATCTAGTAGTGGGATTAATAGATATTTTGATCTCAATGATCCGACTGGCAAATATAGTAGTACCAATTTATTTGGCGATGATGGAGTCCTTTATAAGGAACAATATGAAGATGAATTTAGATTTACATACATAAGTAAAACAGATATAGAAGCAGTGATCTATAATCAAGTATTGGATTTTATTAAAGATGTCAATATACGTAACTTCTATTATGATAATTTTGGAAAAATAACTGTTACAGCTAATTCTTATTTTTGGAATCAAGTAACACAAGACACCAATCAAAGTACTGGTTATTTTACAAACCAATTAAATTTAATTACCGGTTATAGACTTGGAAATGATTTAAAAAATTTAGAACCAGGCGCTTTATTCAAATTTGTTCCTCCCGCAGGAAAGGTTTTTTTAAAAACTAATAGAAATGCTTTAGTGACAGGAACAACAGCTATTCCAAATTCAGTTGAATATCTTTGGGCCAAAGTGGTCAATGTGAGTGAAAATGGGGAAGTTGCTGTACTGGCTAATGGTCAAGGTCCTGTAACCCTCAGTATAGAAATTCCGTCAACGGCAATATTAGTGGAAATTATTCCAAAATGGCGCACTAGTCTAGATACTACGGTTATATCTGATATGATAGATTTGATTTTTTCTAATAAGCCTTTTGGTTTAAGATATAATTTAAACACTAAATCGTGGGTGATAATATATGAAACAAATTTATCAATAAAGGATTTGTTTAATATTGGTAGGGCCGGGGACGTCAGTAATCAAAAGTTAGACAGCAGTTGGTTAATTTTATTTACTACTGACACAGAGAATTATACAGTCAAATCAAGAAAATTAAAATATATTTTTGAAAGTGATCGTCAAATAAGATTTTATTTTGACGCCAATCAAAAAGTTTATGATAACAGAACTAATAAAGTAGTTAAGGATCAAATTACTATACTTGATATCAACACTGAACCGGACAGTACTAGCCCTTTTGGTTATAATTTAAATTGGGAAATAAGCAAAGAGTTTTTAGGAACAGACGGTTTTGTGGATACTAAAAAAATCGAATTAAATTTTAATGATCGTAATGATGATGGCATAGTTGATGATCCTGATATTTTTGATATTATTGTGGCCCCTAATGCTGATCAATCAAAATATATAATTTTAGAAAGATACGAGACAATTAATGGACAATTAGACTATAGATATATTAAAAATGACAATTTGATTAAAATTAAATTTAGTTTAGATGATGTTACAGTTCTTGAAAAAGTAAATGGTCAATATTTTTATTTTATCACTACAGACACTATTGCTCGGTGGGACAATGGAAGATTTGTTTCTAATTTAAATTATAAAGTATATCAAGGAAGAGAAAATTTAAAATTTCAATATGTGCATAGTGCAGATTATGAATCAAGAATAGATCCCGGACAAACTAATATTATGGATCTATTTGTGATGACTAAACAATATGACTTAGAATTTAGAAAATGGTTAACCGGGAATCTCACTGAGGAGCCTCTTCCGCCTAGTTCGGATCAATTAAGTTTGATGCTGTCACCGTCATTGAATAATATCAAGGCTATGAGTGATGAGATTGTTTATCATCCTGTTAAATATAAGGTATTGTTTGGTCCAAAAGCCAGTTTAAATTTAAGAGCCACCTTTAAATTAATTAAAAATCTAGAGCAAACTATCAGTGATAATCAACTAAAAACAAATGTATTATCAGCAATTAACGAATTTTTTGCTTTGGAAAATTGGGATTTTGGAGATAGTTTTTATTTTAGTGAACTAGTAGCATATGTTATGGCTAGGACAGCGCCATTTTTATCTAACATGGTCATAGTTCCAAGGCAATCTAACTTATTTTTTGGAAGTTTATTTGAAATTAGAGCTGAAAGTGATCAAATTTTTATCAATGGCACCACCAGTGATGACATTGAGATCATTTCTGCTATTACAGCTTATACAATTTCCTCAGAAGGATCTATCAGTTCTGCTAACTCAACTCTATCGCAACAAAATATTACAAGTCAAGGAGTATCATAATGTCTGAAAACCAATCAGAAAATGCTCCTCCTATTAACTCTAATGAAAAAAGAAAAACTGAAACTTTATTACCTAGGTTTTATAGATCTGACAGTAATAAAAAATTTATTGCTGGAACAATAGATCAGTTAGTTCAAACCGGAACAGTTAAAAGACTCAACGGTTTTGTTGGTAGGGAAAATTCTAAGTCAGCTATGGGTGACGATATTTACTTAGAAGAACCCATAGTGGAAAGACAAAATTATCAATTAGAACCAAGTTTGGTCATTGAGGACGCTTTAGGAAATGTAACATATTTTAAAGATTATTTAGATTACTTACATAGTATAAATGTTTTAGGTGGAATTAACAGTAATCATCAAAAACTTAATCAACAAGAATTTTATAGTTGGGAACCTCATATAGATTGGGATAAAATTGTTAATTTTTTACATTACTATTGGTTACCATTTGGTCCTAAAACTATAACAGTTTATGGTCAGCAACAAAAAATAACTAGTACTTTTAAAGTAACACTATCTGATGAAGGTGATAATAGAGCATATCTTTTTACACCAGACGGTTTAACTAGAAATCCAGTGCTAACTTTATATCGTGGACAGACATATCGTTTTGAAATAAACACACCTTCGGAACCATTGAGTATTAAAATACAACGTGAACCAGGTAGTTCAAATAGATACCTAGATGTTGATAATTTTGCTGTAGAAAATGGGACGATAACATTTACTGTTCCTTTAAAAAGCAGTGATGTACTTTATTATTGTAGTGAAAATTCAGATGATACTTCTGGAACTATTAAAATTTTTGATATAACAGAAAATACAGCCATAGATGTTGAAAATGAAATAGTAAACAAAAAAAATTATACATTATCTAACGGAATATCCTTAAGTAATGGAATGAAGGTGGATTTTAAAGGTCGTGTTACCCCTAGTTCCTATAGTGAAGGTGCTTTTTACGTGGACGGGGTAGGTGATCGAATTCAACTTATTCCAGAAAAACAACTAGAAATTGTAGCTCCATATACTACAGCATTCAATGTAAGTTTTGGAGACACTGGCTTTGACGATTTGCCATTTAACGAAGTTGTATATTCCCCAACTCAAAAAGATTATATTACAATTAATAGAGCTAGTTTAGATAGAAATCCTTGGTCTCGATATAATCGTTGGTTTCATCAGGATGTTATTCAAAAAACAGCAGATTACTTTGAAGTACCAGCGGTGTTTGATCAAAATCAACGAGCCAAAAGACCTATTATAGAATTTAATGCCAACTTAAAATTGTTTAATTTTGGAACAATATTTAAAAACGATGTGGATTTAGTTGATGATTTTACTAATGATGTTTTTTCTATTATAGAAGGATCATTAGGATACAATATTGACGGTGTTCAATTGGCCGATGGACAACGTATATTATTTACAAATGACAAAGATCCCTTGGTAATTAATAAAATTTATAGAGTGGAATTTATCACTATTCATGACAACGATAAGTCAAGTCGAAGAATTCATTTAGCAGAGGAATCAGATAGTAAACCTTTGTTGGAAGAACTTATCTTAATCAAAAATGGAAATTCCTATAAAAATAAACACTTATGGTATAATGGTTCCACATGGGTAGTGGGTCAAATTAAAACAGGCCAAAATCAACAGCCTTTATTTGATTTATTTGATAAAGATCAAGTCAACTTAAAAGATTCAGACAAATATGAAGGTAGTAATTTTTCAGGAAATAAAATATTTTCTTATAAAATAGGTTCTGGTACTATAGATAAAGAATTAGGGTTTGCACTAAGTTATAAAAATATCAATAACGTGGGCGATATTGTTTTTAATTACAATTTGTTACAAGAAAATTTTTCTTATAAAGAACAAACTAGAGTAATAACTGAAAATACAGATAATAAATTTCTTAAAAAATATTCTAATTTAGGGGTAGAATATACTAATGGTTGGACTAAAAATACCTTAAAAAATGTTCAACCCATTGTAAGAATTTACAAAAATAATACTGTAGAAAAATTAATAGATGGCATAAAAACAAAAGTTCAGTTAGTTAATAATTTTCCCATAGATGTATACAATGATATTACTGACCTTGATGATCTTTTAGTAAAAGTTTATATAAACGGTAAACGAATTGATAAACAATTATTTTCTATAAATGATGGAGTAAATTATAAAGAAGTAGTATTGACTACAGATACTCAATCAAACGATGTAGTAACATTAAGATGTTATGCCAAACAAAATAAAAACAATAATGGTTATTACGAATTTCCTATTAATTTACAAAATAATCCATTAAACAATAATATTAACGATTTTACTTTAGGTGAAGTAATTGATCATGTGTATTCCATTGTGGATAATTTAGACAATTTTCAAGGTCAATACCCAGGCGTAAGTAATTTACGAGATATAGGAAGTCTTAGTAGTTATGGCACCAAATTCATTCAACATAGCGGAAGTCTAAATTTATCATTATATCATTTAACTAATAACAATGCTAACATAATATCAGCATTAGAAAAAGCTAGAGATGATTTTGGTACTTTTAAAAGAAATTTTATAAACTATACTTCTCTTTTAACGAATGAAATAGCTGTTAAACAAGCAGTTGATTTAATTTTATTTGAAATTAATCAGGGAAAACCTAAAAATGCTCCCTATTATTTTAGCGATATGCTAGCTTATGGTGCAGCTAGGCAAACAGACTTTACGATATATGACTATAGAAGTAACAAATATCCTCTTAATAACATTTTTACACTAAACACCTTAAGTAATAAATCTGTTAATATTTATTTGAACAAAGTACAATTATTACATGAAAGAGATTATATATTTAGACTGGACGGATTTATAGAAATATTATGTTCTATAAAAGAAGATGACATTTTAACAGTTTATGAATATGAATCAACTGATGGATGTTACATTCCATCCTCACCGACAAGTTTAGGGTTATATCCAAAATTTGAACCAAAAATTTATTTAGATACCACTCTACTTGAACCACAAAATGTAATTCAAGGTCATGATGGAAGTATTATACTGGCTTTTAATGATTATAGAGACGACTTAATTTTAGAATTAGAAAAAAGGTTTTTTAATAATATTAAAAGCAACTATGACCCAACTATTTTAGACATTTATGACTTTATACCTGGTGCCAATAGACCTACAATTTATACTATAGATGAATTTAATCAAATTCTTGCACCTAATTTTTACCAATGGACTGGTCTAATTGATAAAGATTTTACCAAACCATTAAAATTTGATTTACGAAATCCATTTACTTATAATTATAAAGAAACACTAAGTATAGATGGCACCAGTCTTCCTAGTTTCTGGCGTGGAATTTACAAATGGTACTTTGATACAGATCGTATCCATTTGACACCTTGGGAAAGTTTGGGTTTTAGTGTTCAGCCAAAATGGTGGGAGAATACTTATGGTCCTGCTCCATATACTTCTGACAATCTAATACTTTGGGAAGATTTAAGTAATGGGGTGATTAGAGAACCTGGTAAACCAGTTAATAGAAACCCAAAATTTGCTAGGCCCGTACTTAATAAAATTCCAGTTAATGAATACGGTCAGCTATTAGACCCATTAAATACTAATTTAGTACAGGAAGTTTTTAATAATAATAGATTTTTTACATATGTTTTTGGTGATCAAAGTCCAGTGGAAACAGCTTGGAGACGTAGCAGTTATTATCCTTTTAGCCTATTAATTGCTATGATACTGATGAATCCAAATCAAGTTTTGGGCCGTTATTTGGATCGATCAAGAATAGTTAAAAATAAAAATGATCAATTAATTTATTTAGAGACTGGCTTACGATTAAGATTAAAAGATTTTTTAATACCTAATACTGTTTCAGATAAAGATAGAGTATTAACAGCTGGATTAATTAATTATATTGTAGATTACCTACAAGGTGATAATTCCTATGGTCTAAACACATATAAAAATGATCTTTTAAATATTAACAATAAACTCAGTAATAGATTAGCAGCGTTTACTAGTAAAGAAAAATACAATTTAATATTAGATAGTAAAAGCAGTGTGGCCAAATCTGGTGTGTTTATCCCCAAAGAAAATTATAAAATATTTTTAAATACTAGCAGCCCCATTAAAAAAATAACATACAGTGGTGTTATTATTAGTAAAGTTTTAACTCAAAATGGTGTAGGTTACGAAATAAAAGGATATAGTCAAAGTCAGCCATATTTTTATTATTATAATTGGACATTAACTAGTCATAGTATCAATATTGGTGGAATTAGTGAAAGTTTTATTAAATGGTCAAGTAGTCAACAATATGTTGCAGGAAATATTGTAGAGATTAATAATGCCTATTATAGAGTAAAAACTTCACATATAAGTGTTGAAACTCCTTCTTTAGATTTTTTACAAAAACTTCCAGCATTGCCCCTTATTGGTGGCGCAACAGCTCTTATTAGAAAAAAATGGGAAAGAATTCCCATTCTTTTAAATTACGGAACTACGTTAAATTCAATTCAAGAAGTGGCAGACTTTTTACAAGGATATGGCGAATATTCAAAAGACCAAGGTTTAATATTTGATCAATATAATTTAGAATTAAAAGCTGTAACTGGTTGGGAAACTAGTCTAAAAGAATTTTTATTTTGGACCACACAAAATTGGAGTTCAGGAAGTCAAACTTATTCCGAATGGCAAGCTGATCAATTTTATAGAATAGATTCGACAATCTTTTATGATGGTGATTATTATAAATCAAAAAACAATCATACAACAAGTAATTATTTTGATAAAAATTTATATGTAAAATTAGAAGAGCTAAATCAAGACGGTGCAGCAGTCATAAGTTTAAGTCCAGCAGCTTTGGGAATAAATTTAAATTTAGAATATGCCACAGTAGATGATTTAAGAGAACACGCGGGGTCGTATGAAATAGTCACAGCTGATGGTCAAAAGTATCAGCCTGAACTTTTAACCTACTCTAGAAATAGCAATCTTTTTGTATTATCTCCAAAAAATGAAAATGTTGGTATATATGGAGCAAATTTATATCTAATACAAAAAGAGCATGTATTAATCATTGATAATACTACGCAATTTAATGATTTAATTTATAATCCAGAAACAGGCTACAGACAAGAAAGAATCAAAGTATCTGGTTATAAAACATTAAATTGGAACGGTAGCCTTGACGCACCTGGATTTATTTATGATCAAGCTCATATTAATGATTGGCAGCCATGGATAGACTATAATTTAGGTGACATTGTCAAATATAAAGAATTTTATTACTCGGCTATGAGCTTTTTGCCAGGTGTAGAAAATTTTGATAAAAAAAATTGGATAAAGATGGATTCCAAACCAGTTAGTCAATTGTTGCCTAATTGGGACTATAAAGCTCTTCAATTTACAGACTTTTATGATTTAGACAGCGATAATTTTGATATAGGCCAACAAAAAGTAGCTCAACATTTAATAGGTTATCAAAAACGTCAATATTTAGATAATATTATTAAAAATGATGTCAGTGAGTTTAAGTTTTATCAAGGAATGATTCAGGAAAAGGGCACAATAAATTCACTTAATAAATTATTTGATGTTCTCAGTGCAGTTGACGAAGATAGTGTTGATTTTATTGAAGAATGGGTAATTAGAGAAGGACAATATGGAGCCACTGATGCATTTGAAGAGGTCGAATTTGTATTAGATGAAAATGAATTTAAAATAAACCCACAGGCTATAGAATTAGTATCTACTATTGATAAATCAATTTTAGATTTTGTACTCAGACAAACTAAAAATGACATATATTTGAAACCGTCAATATATAAAAATGATTTATGGCCAATTAACAATAATCCTAAACCATTTTTACGTACACCAGGATTTGTCAAATATGATCAAGTTAAACTAGTCATTGACTCAAAATTTGATTTGTTGTCTGAGAATATAGACAATTTTATACCAGGTGATTATATTTGGTGTGCATTTGAAAACAAAATAAATGAATTTAATGATGATTGGAATGTATATAGATTTACTGGCACAGATTATATTTTAAATGATGTATCCTATGCTAATAATAGTTTAATTATAAGTTTTAATAATGATATAAATTTTGTTGAAGGGCAAACACTTGGAATAAAATCTAGTTATGAAAAACTGAATAAGTTTTTTGAAATTAGTAAAGTAGTTGATAGACAAGTTTTTATCAATATCAAATTTGATATTTGGAAACAACCCAATTTGAATGTTTTAACTGCTAGTAAAATTTTTAAAATTTTGCCTCAAAGATTTGGTACCATGAACGATGTCATGGTACCAGAGTATAGTAAATCCGATGAACTTATTTGGATTAATCGTTCAATTGGTAACAAATATGCAATTTGGAAAAATAATTCTGTTTATACAACAGAAAAATTATATGAATCTGCATTAGATAATGATTTTAAATTTGGAAGAAGTTTAACAATCAACTTGGATGGCGACACTATGGCCGTAGGGTTAGGACAAAATGATTTACAAAGAGTAATCGTCTATAAATCATACCCTAATAGCCCAAAATGGTTTAATAATCAAACAATTTTTAATACAGATAATTTAAAAACATTTGCTAGAACAATGGCTCTTAGTGATGATAAAAAATGGCTAGCTATTGGCTGTGTAATATCATCAAATGATGGGGATAATGGCGTTGTTAGATTGTATCAATTAGATGACTCTCTTAAGTATAATTATGTGAGGACTTTAAAAAATCCAACTTTAAAAAATAAAAATATTGATCCATATTTTGGATTTAAAATTAAATTTGCTTATGATAAAGATTATTCTATAACTATTAGCAGTTCCAACGGCACCAATGCTAGTGGGGCAATATATTATTTTAAAAATCTTGGTGTTGCTGCAAATTGGACCTTGATTACTAGTATTAATTCCATTGATGCAAATTGTCAAAATCAACCATTTGCTTATGAATTTGATATTGATCAAATGGCTCAAACATTGGTCGTATCTACGTTATTAAATGCCAACGGGGATGAAAAGGTTTTGGTATTTAATAGGGTTCAAGATCCAAAAAAAGGAGAGCGTTTTGAAAAAATTCACGAATTAACCAAAGTAAAACAAAGAGATTTTAGCAAGTATTGGGAGTACGTGGCACAACAAGGTGCTCAGGGTATTCAGGGTGCCCAAGGTATTCAAGGTGCCCAAGGTATTCAGGGTGCCCAAGGTATTCAGGGTGCCCAAGGTATTCAAGGTGCCCAAGGTATTCAAGGTGCTCAAGGTATTCAAGGTGTTCAAGGCATTCAAGGTATTCAAGGCATTCAAGGTATTCAAGGTACACAGAGTCTTGGAATGGGTTATAGGGGATATTGGGATTCCACTTTAGTTTATAATATTGATGACGTAGTTTTATATAATGGCAGTACATATAATTCTATTCAAAATGGAAATATGAATCACCCGCCTCCTACGGGTTCTCTTTTAGAGAATTCTTGGTGGAGATCAACTGCGGCGCAAGGTATACAAGGCGTACAAGGCTCCCAAGGTATACAGGGTATTCAAGGTATACAAGGTATACAAGGTACTCAAGGTATACAAGGCATAGGAGCGTGGAGAGGCAATTGGGATCCTGCATTAATCTATAATATAAATGACACTGTATTTTATAATGGAAGCAGTTTTATTAGTTTACAGAATAATAATTTAAATAATCACCCTGATGAACTGGGAAATCCTGGCCAAACTATATCTTTATCAAATAATGGAACTTATTTGGTCGTAGCAAGTCTATCAAACAATAAAAGAATATTGAATATATACGATATTCGTAAAAATTGTGAACTATCTCAAATATTGACTGAAAAAAATAAACAACAATTAATTAATGATTTGCCTATTTTTTATGTGAAATTTGTTAATAATGAAAGGACATTATTAGTATCTAATTCAGATATTAATATTTCTAATTCTGGAAGAACTGATGTATATGATATCTATGACAATAAATTTATATTTTCTGAAAGTGTAATTTCAAACAGTAACGGTCCTGTAGATGGATCAAACAATACCGTAATAGTTTCTTCACCATTGGAACTAAATGGCACTAAAAACAGTGGTGCAATCTATGTTTATACTAGACCTTCTAATACTTATAGTTGGCGAATTCATCAAGAAGGAACAGCAAAAATAGATTTAAGTGTATTCAAAAAAATATTCTTATATAATAAACGTACAAATCGACTGATCACCTATTTAGATATCATAGATCCTATACAGGGAAAAATATCAGGAATTGCTGAACAACAAATCAAATATAAAACATACTATGATCCTGCTACGTATACATTCCGTTCTAATACATCAAATATATCAGTTATAGTGGATGAAGGCATGGCGTGGTTAGATGCACAAGTTGGCACTTTATGGTGGGATTTACGCAGGGCCAAGTTTTTAGATGCACATTTTAGTGATATTGTTTATAAAAATACCAACTGGAATACCCTATTTAAAACAGCCAGCATTGACATTTATGAGTGGGTTTCATTTAAATTTTTGCCATCTGTTTGGGATAGAATAGCCGACTCTGACTTAGGACTCAGTCAGGGGGTTAGTGGGAAAAGTGTATATGGTGACGATATTTACAGTGTTAAAAAAACATACGACACAGTAGCTAAATCTTTTAGTTCAACTTATTATTTCTGGGTAAAAAACAAAACTACGATTCCAAATGTTATTGGTAGAAAAAATTCTGCCGACGATATTTCTGATATTATTAGCAATCCCAAAGGTTCTGCACTAAAATATATTGAATTTACTAATACAAATAGTTTTAGTTTGACCAATGTCGAAAATCTTTTATCAGACCGCGATATAGTATTATCCATTCAATATTGGAATATTCCCAAGCAAGAAATAAACATTCATAGCCAATGGAAAATTATTAGTGAAAATGAAAAAACTGAAATTCCTAAACATATTGAGGAAAAATGGATTGACAGTTTGGCAGGGTTTGACAATAATGGAAAAGTAGTGCCTGATTTTACATTGTCGCCTAAACAAAGATATGGTATAGAATTTAAACCAAGACAAAGTATGTTTGTTAATAGAATGGAAGCAGTTAAGCAAGTTATTGAAAGAATCAATAGTGAATTTAAAAAGATTCAATTAGATAATTTAGACTTGTCTGATTTATTCAAAAAAGATCCCCTCCCTACAGAATTAACTGGCACATATGATTATGTTATTGATACCGAGAATGAATTAAAGTTTATTAATGTTAATCTGTTTAAAAAAGCCAAATTATCAGCAAAAATAGAAAATGGCAGTTTTGTATTTGTCAGTATTGATGAAAACGGATACGGTTACAAGAGTGCCCCTCCTGTAATTATTACAGGGTTTGGTGAATCAGCGCAATTAAAATCAATTTTAAATTCCAAGGGCGGGATTTCGAGTGTTGAAATTTTAAATGGGGGGAAAGGTTACGACATTAATACAACCTCCTTATTTGTAAGACCTTTAAGCGTACTGGTGAGAAGTGATAGCACAATTTTTGGCAACTGGTCTATATATGCATATGAACCTATTGGTAAAATATGGAGTAAAGTAAAAGTTCAAGGATATGATGTAACTGCTTTTTGGAATTATATCGATTGGTATGGGTCATATATAGATCCAAATACCAAACAAGAAAATACATATGATCAATACAGCAAAATCGATCATATAGTTGATGGCACATATCAACTATTCACTCAGGATGTCAAAATAGGCCAAACAATAAAGGTCAATAATGTAGGTAGTTCAGGATGGCTTTTATTGGTAAAATATGCCAATATAGATTCTATTGATTATACTCAAAGCTATAAAGTGGTGGGAAGACAAAATGGATCTATTCAATTCTCTTCTAAATTTTATAATTTTATTAAAAACAATTTAGGTTATGATAGCGGTTTATTTGATTCTAATAATTTTGATAATTCTGGAACTAGAGAATTACGTATTATTTTAAAAAGTTTAAGAGATCGAATTTTAATAGATGATAGAAGAATACTTTATTTAAATTTGTTTTTCCTTAGTATCAGATATGCACTGTCCGAGCAACCTTATTTAGATTGGATCTTCAAAACTAGCTTCGTTAAAGCTTTTCATAATGTAGGAAAACTTAAACAAAAAATAACATATAAAAATGATAATTTAGAAGATTTTGAAAGTTACATTTCTGAAGTCAAACCATATCGTACAAAAATAAGAGAATTCGTCAGTGTTTATAATAATATGGATAATACTCAAAGTATGATAACTGATTTTGATCTGCCTTCATATATCAATAATAATAATATAGAAACCATTCATACTCAAATCAAAGATAATCAGTTGTATTATAATAATGAGATTATGGAGGAATTCCCTTGGCTTTCATGGAAAGACAATATAGGATTTGTTATAAAAAATATCATTGTTTCAAATGAAGGCATGGGATATACTTTAAGGCCACAGATAAAAATTATAGGAAACTGTAAAAAACCAGCCAAAGCTAAGGCATTTATATCCAGTGGTCGCGTAGTAGAAATTGAAGTGCTAGATTCCGGTGAAGGATATTTGTCGCCGCCTCAAATTATCATTGAAGGAAATTTAAGTGTAGGCGGTATTCAAGCTCAAGCAATTCCTATTATGAAAAATGATCTTGTTAGAAGCAATATTATTGCTATGAAATTTGATAGATACGAAAAGAAAAATATTATATTAGATATAAATGTTGTGGACACATTTAATGGAGATGACTCTACTATTTCTTTCAATCTCATGTATAGCCCAAATACAAACGCTAATAAAATTTCAGTTCAATTTGATATTGATGGAATTATTATTAATAAAATTAGTGCCAATTATACTATAACAAAATTATCATCTAAAGAAAAAGGTTACACAGTTCATTACGGTCAAATAACTTTTATGGACCCTCCGCCCATGGGAGCTATCATAACTGTAAAATATGAAAAAGATTTTTATCATTTTACAGCATTAGATAGAATTAAGCATTATTATCAACCAGAAAGTGGCATGATAGGTAAAGATTTTGCTCAATTAATAACAGGCATTGATTATGGCGGTGTCAATATTGTTGGAGTAGATTTTAATAAATCCGTATCATGGGATAGTGAAAACAATACTTGGGGAGAAAATGGCTGGGACATTATTACTAAAAATGAGGATATTTCTTTTAGAATTAAAGATGACAGTACTACTTCATACAATCTACCATATGTGCCAAACCCTGGGGAAGAAATTAATGTATATGTTAATAACATAAGAGTCGATGATCCGTATTTTGATCAATATGATGGAATCACAGTATTGGCTAATGGTAAACAAGAACCGCCAAAAAATGCCTTAATGAATACCTTTATAGGGGACGGGTCCACAAGTTCTATTCATTTACCAAATTTAAAAGAAGGGGATAATGTAATTCTTCGCAAAAACACCAGTGATGGGACTACTCCCCCATATCTAAATGAACTTGACACATTATTACAAGGTGGGAATTTTTTAAAAGGAACCTATGCAACTGCCACTGGATTAAAAGCAGAGGACATTATTGTAGACGGTGATAACTTTATTACTCCAAGAACTAGTCCCGCACCAGAAGAAATGTTACCGGGGCATGTAGTAGATACATTGGTTATAAAAGTATTTGATTCAAATCTTTCAGGATCTAGTAATATAGTTTGTGATAATTATCTAACAGACGGGATTACTTCTGAATTTAAAATAAGTCAATATCCTAATAGCAAATCAGCAGTTATAGTCAAACTGGATGAAACTATATTGCAAATTGACATTGATTATAATTTAGATTTTGATAATTTATTAGTAAAATTTGATCAAGTACCAAGTGCTAACAAATATATTTCTATTATTAGTTTGGGGTTAAATGGCGTAGACGTATTAACTATTGATCATTTTATGGTAAAACAGTTAACAAGTGAAATTATAACAGATCAATCTTGGAAAGAAGGCATAAGCTCATTGGTATTAATATCAGGTGTTATTCAAAAACATGATTTATTTAAAATAGATAATAAGGTAGGAATAAAGTTTGCTTTTGATGTTTATCCAGATCAGTTAATAAATTATTTGATTTTTAATGCCCCTAATGATAAAACCAGTATTGCTTCAAAAGAAGTACTTGCCTATAAAAAAGATAAGATTAGATATGATTTATCCAATCCTGTGGGAAATCTTCTGCCATTGGAATACAATGTTATTGTTAAAGTAGGTAACGAAATACTAAATTCTGTTGATTCTTTCTTTTTTATATTAAAAAATCAAATCTATGAGTATATTATTCCATTAGGAAAATCAGACATTAATCAATACTCAAATAAAGATTTTACAGTTTATATTAATGATCAATTGATTAACATAGGTGTTGGGTTTAATTTAGATTTATTAAATTCAAAAATTATAATTGAAAGTGGTGCATATATAGAAAATGCCAAATTATTAGTTACCATAATTAAAAATATAGAATATTCAATCGGAGTTATGAATGGTCTAAATTATATTGAATTTAAAAATTCTTATCCAGATGATACCAAAATAGAAGTAATTTCTATGTATAATCATGATATTCTAAACATTCAAAGAAGAGATTATCAAATTAATCCTAATATAGATAAGTACCAAGATAATATCTATTATACAGATGTTATTAGAATTAATGCTGGTGTTTTTACTCTTGAAAGACCTATTATAGATGTAAATTACGCTTGGGTTATTAAAAATAAAACTCTATTAACGCCTACTTTAGATTATATCTTATCAGAAGATAACACAAAAATTATAGTAAATGAGATTCCGTCAAGTACTGATAAATTTTCAATTCTAACATTTTCTAATAATATAGTAAGGGACCCCATTGCTTTTATGCAATTTAAAGATATGTTGAATAGGGTTCATTATAAAAGAATTAGTAAAAATAGAACCACCAAGTTAGCAGAAGATTTACATTATTATGATAAAGAAGTCATAGTTGAAGACGGCACTTCTTTAAATAACCCGTCTATAGAAACAAATACCCCTGGTGTTATATATGTAAATGGCGAAAGACTGGAATATTTTATTAAAAATGGTAATAGATTAAGCCAACTTCAAAGAGGCACGTGGGGAACTAGCATAGCCAATCTGCATAAGAAATTAGAAAAAGTATTGGATATCAGCGCTAATGAAACTGTACCTTATAAAGATTTAGAAGAAGTTACTACATGGCCTCCTGAGGAATATCCCGATGCTTTGTTGGATAGTACTCATTTAATGGAGTTGCCATATATACCAAATAAGGATGGGATTGAAGTATTTGTATCTGGAATTAGGCAAAGAAAAGATCCATATTTTCTACATGATCCAACAATGCATCCAGAAAGTCCCGAAGGAGATGTATTCTACCCTGCAGATTTTATTGTAGATCAATCAAAACCTCAAGTAAGATTAGAGAATATACCACAAACATCAGGAGTAAGAATACTACAGGTTATTAGAAAAGTTCTTACTCCTTGGAATGATTCGGGAAAAAGTTTGGCAGATTCGACCAATGAAATAGCACAATTTTTAAAAATCAATCCAAAAAAAGTAGATGACAAATAAAATAAATATTTTGATAGAGAAATAATCATGCAAAACAAAGATTTTAGTGGAATACACATAGAGGGGCATATCAAGATTTGGGACCCAAACTCTAAAGAAGTATATATTAATAAACGCAACGCTATTCATTATGAAAATATAAGTGTAGCATTGGCTAAAAGTATATCTAATTCAAATCAAGGGTATATTTACGAGATGGCCTTTGGGAATGGTGGCACCGCAGTAGACCCTACAGGTATTATCACATATTTGACCCCAAATACTACTGGGATTAACGCTGATCTTTATAATCCAACATATAGCAAAGTCATTGATGATCAAAGTGTGAATAATAAAGATCCTATAAGAAATTATATAGAAACTAGACATGTTACTGGCACTAACTATACCGATGTGTTTATTACCTGCCTGTTAGACTACGGTGAACCCAATGGACAGGAAGCATTTGACAACGCAATTAATAATGAAGCTCAATTTGTGTTTGACGAATTGGGATTAAAATCCTATAGTGATTCAAATCAAAGTAGATTGTTGACTCACGTAATATTTCACCCAGTACAAAAAAGTTTGAATAGACTTATTCAAATAGATTATACTGTTAGAATACAAAGTTTGACTGGGCTAATGGGAATTTAACATGCCTTATAATATTCGATACTCCGATTCAAGTAACACACCAATCTCTGTTGCTGACGGCGATTTAAATCAAGAAACCAGTTTGACATTTATAGGTAAAAACTATAACCAAAGTTATAGCGGTATCATTGGGGAGAATTTTTTACATCTATTAGAAAATTTTGCCAGTCCTTACGAGCCCTTAAATAAAACTAAGGGCCAACTATGGTATAATTCAGAAGAAGATTATTTAAATAAAGGATTAAAAATATATGATGGTTCAAATTGGAGACCATTAGGTGAAATTAGAAAAGGCGAAGCAAGTCCCCCTTCAACGACCTTGCCTTCTTCAAATGGCGATCTTTACGTAGATACAGCTAGACAGCAATTATGGGTCCGTGGGGATAAAGATTGGCAACTTATTGGTCCAAAATATCAACTTGGTGATAAAACCACTGCAGAACTTGAAGGATTTATAGATTCTTTAGATGCTACAACTGCTAGAATAGTTTTAACTCTCTTTGTTAATAATAATAGAGTAGCTATAATTAGTGATAAGGAATTCACTCCCAAAACTACCATAGAAGGATTTACCCTAATCAAACAAGGTATTACATTAAGCACGACTAACTTTCAATCAAATTCAAAAATAAACAAATTTTGGGGAGTTAGCGAAAAGGCAGAAGCTCTTATAATTGATGATGCGCCAGTAAACGCAGTTAATTTTTTAAGATCTGACACTGTAAGTACTACCAATCAAACATTTAATATCAAAAACAATAATGGATTGAGCATTGGTGAGGATTTGACATTAAATATAGGTTTGGATTTTAATACCAACTCCTCTGTGATTTATAATAGAACTTCTGGTTCTAATATAAATTTTAGATTAGTCTATAATAATCAAACTAGAAATGTAATGACTATTGATTCTAGAAGTAGTACATTACAAAGAGGGTCGGTAGGTATCAATAATACTGCACCTACTGAAAGTTTAGATGTAATAGGCAATATAAAAACCAACCAATCATTAATTATTACTGGGGATAAGGATAGCACTGTGAGTTTGCCTGATTATCCTGCATTATCAGTTAAAGGTGGGGGAACCATTTCAAGATCTTTAATAGTAGGCACTAATTTGACAGTAAACGGAACTAGTGAATTTAACAATAATATTCAGATTACAGGTAAAATTACTGTGAATAAATCTCTAAATAGTCAGTCTATTTTGGAGCCGATTACATTAAGTGGCGGCGAAGTTGTTAAAATGGATATAGGAACTTCAAGTAAGCCATTTGATAATATATATGCAACAAACTTTCGAGGCAAGTTAACCGGAGAAGCGGAAAAGGCAACTTATATAAGAGATGGTATTACTATAAACATAGGCTCTAATGATATTAATGCTAGAACTGTAACTATAGGAACAAGTTTAAGCTCATTAACAGGCAATTTAGATATTACTTTAAACTCTCGAGTAATACTCACAAAGCCCTCCCCTGACCAAGTCTCGTTATCTAATAATCAATTAAGATTGCTTGATTCAGATCTGCTATTAGTTAGTAGAAAAAGCAATTCTGACCCAGCAAATACTGCACAAACACTAATAAAATTAACTGGGGAACAAGCA